TTAGCAACTAAACTAATCCAAAATGCTGATTTACCTGCCTCGGGTCTAGCAAATACAACTATAAAATTACCACCACCAACTCCGTGTGTAGCATCTTGTAGTCTTTTAATATTAAATTTTACATTGCCATACTTCTCTTCATTCTCTATTAGTTCTAGTGGGTCAAGATTAATCCTATCCATTTTGCTTTCATACTCTTTTTGCACTCCACCAATATTTTGAACAAAGGTTTTTATCTCAGAAAAGTCATATTTATCGGGGTTATTTACAAGAGCAAAACTTTTTTTAGTAAGTTCTTCAGCTTTTTTTTGCTTGTGTGTAAGGTTTAAAATGTAGTCTACTGTCTTTTCATTTGGTTCTTTTACTCTATCTAAACCAAATATAATATCCTTATCACCACTTAGTTGATTAAATCCCATGCGTGAGCCATATTGTTTATCGTAAAAGTCTGCTAAGTATTCGGTAGATATTGAATCTAAATTTTTATCATGCTTATAAATTAAATCTATGCACTTGTAGATGTTGTGACTGTACACATCACCTAA